TTGTTGTACTGTTTCCACAGCCATTGCGTTTGAGTAGCGGCTTGGCAATCTGTGCATATCATTTAGCAATTGCGCCCCCAATGCTGATGTTATGTGAGCCGGGTCTGCGAATATTTTTTTTGACAAGAATCTTCAATAGTGGCTCTAGTGGCGCCCACTTGGCAGCAATCTCAAAGCCAAAATTAAACCGCAACCAAACTGGAATCGAGCGGTAGACACCGTGGTGCGTATATCCTTTTTCAAGCGCTTTTTTTTGGTTCATAGATTGCCCCCGGCCCTTTTGCTGTTAAATTTCTCTGGCTTCGCGCCGTCCCAGTCTAAAAACTGCACATTGCAACCAACATACCTAGCATTGACACTTCCAGTTCTTCCGTTGCGGTGCTTAGCAACAATCAACTCCGCGTATTGCGACCATGAATCGCCCAGGGTGTTGTCGTTGTGGTACGGGCGGTCAATAAAAATCACCACATCAGCGTCCTGCTCGATGTCTCCGCTGTCTTTCAAATCAGAAAGCATCGGCCTGCCGTTGGTGCGCTGCTCTAGGCCTCGACTCAACTGTGCCAGCGCGACAATTGGGATATTCAACTCTTTGGCCAAACCCTTCAAACCCCTAGTGACTTCGCCTAACTGCTGGTGTCGCGGCTCTTTGGAGTTGGTACCACTGGTCAGGCCGATGTAGTCAATCGTCAGCTTGTCCAGGCCATGCTTGCGGAGCAACAAACGCGCCTTGCTGCGAATCTGGTTTATGTTAGGGCTGGCCTGCTCTGCGATGAAAAGCGGCAAATTGCGCATCTGCTCGATGGCTTCAATCATTCGCGGCCAGTCGTGATCCTGCAAGTTGGTGGCCTTGCGGATTTTTGACAAGTGAACATGAGACAGGCCGGAAACGATGCGCTGCGTCAACTCTTCTTTGGGCATTTCTAGCGAGAAAAAACCCTCCTTGACTCCTTGTAGGCATGAATGCACTGTGCAGTTTAAGGCCAGTGCAGACTTCCCGATTGATGGCCTAGCAGCGATGATGACAAGCTGTCCGGGGCGAAATCCGCCTTCAAGTATTTCGTCCAAATCCCGCAGCCCGGTGGGTATTACTTTGTCCCGAATTTGGCCGCTGGCTTTTTGCTCAACCTGGTCGAGAAAATTAACCACCATGGAATTAACTTCAACCCAATCGTTTGAAGTGCCACTGCCAACCAGCGCGGTCAAACTAGCCGTAGCCCTGTCCAATCGGTCGGCGATTGTCTCGACCTGGTCAAAGCCTAGCGTTGCAATTTCATCACCAGCTGCAACGAGTTTTCTGCTTAACGCGCGTTCACTGACGATCTCACTGTACCTACGCAAATTTGTGGCGCTTGGCACGTACTGCGCCAGCGAATTGATGTACGCTAGGCCACCACAAGCCTCAATCTCACCCAACGCTTCCAGGCGCTCATAAACGGTGATTACGTCCACCGATTTATTGGCTAGAGCCATCGCCGAGATGGCTTTAAAAATTATTTTGTTTTCGGCGCGGTAAAAATCATCTGCGACCAAAACATCGCCGCAAATATCCCACGCGCGGCTGTTGAGCAGCAATGCGCCAAGTACCGCGCATTCTCCTTCTAGGCTGTGCGGCGGCACGCGCAGGTATTTCAATTCGGTCATTGCATTCATGCTGTTTCCAATGTTTCTTCAACTACTTTTTTCACACCCTTGCTCGACAATAAAAACTCAATCGAGCAGCGCCAGTTTTTGTGATCCTGCGACTTTGGCCCACGACCCATGATGAAATCGTTGTTTCGAGCGCGGCTCATGTAATCACGCGTCCATATCAGAAACTCATCAGCGCAGGTAGCGCGCGGTTTCCCGTCGGGTCTTTTTGACGCCATAACCCAGTCTCGAAAATCAATCAAAGCCTGCCTTCGAGCAACATCCATCACTCGAACCGCTGGTAGTTCGGGCAATGTTTCGTGGTAAAGGTCTACCAGCGATTGCATCCACGTTGGCAGCTCGTCTGCCGACAAGGGAGCTTTAGCTCCTTTTCTTTTGGTTATTGGTTCTTGGTTATTGGTTATTGGTTCTTGGTTAGTTGCACACGTGTTGAACGGGCGCTCAACACGTGTTGAATTCTGTTTGCGCTTTGCTGCGCTTGCAATGCCAGCCCGGGCTTTTGCCCCTGTATTTGCTTGATACTTTGCTATCTCTTTTGAACATCTCTCGTGCTCGTATCCATCGTTTGTAAGAGTGAAAAACTCTTCCAAAACAGTTTTTAGAGCCTCTTTTTCCTCAACCGTGACGCACAAAAGACGCTTTTCTAGCCTCGTAACATCAAGTGTTAAAACAGATTCGGTGTCGTAATACAGTTCTATTGCTCCTCTGTACACGCTCTGTTCAACACGTGTTAAGTGACGCGTTGCGTTGTTAAAGTCGCCAATGTGATGCGGGTAGAAATTCATTCTGCAAAACCTTCAAAACCCCGCTCAACTTCCATACGGCGAAATTGCAAAAAACTACTAACTGCAATAGCACATTCAATTTCCATTCTGAACTTGTCAGCCTGGCTGCGCGCATAAAGACAGCCAGTGGCTTCGTAATCAGCCAGTGCAGCTTGCATTTGTTCACCCGCACGTTTAATGTACAAAGTTACTGGGTTTGATTCTCCGTCGGTCACACAAAACCCTTTGACGCAATAGCTAAATGATCGTTAGCGCCAGCACGTACCACCCAGTCGGATGGCTTGTATGGCGCCGTAGAGCTGCTATTTACGATGACTCGGCTAGTTGTTGCGTTAGCTGGTTTTGCGGCCGCATAAGCCCTGTAGGCGGCTGCATTTAATGCGTGATGTTTTTTATTCATGCTCATTGTTTTACTTTTTGGTTTGTTTGTAGTTGAAATTTTTTAATTTTTACGGCTAATTAAGGCTTTAATCGCCTACCCCTAGACCACTCCGCCAGTTTCATCATATTTGCGTAGCCAACCCGCAAGCCGTCGCGCCGTAAACGTTGAAGCGTGCGCAGTGATATTCCAGATTCGGCGGCTATTTCTGCCAGTGGAGTTTCAGCAATTAGACGTGAAATTTTTGTGGTGTTAATGTTGTTCATGCGCCTATTTTGGCGCAGGATTGTGGTACTGTCAAGCTTTTTCCTGTTCGGCGGAAGCCGACTTCCTAGATTTATTTTGAGCCCCAAAATGTCTGGATATGTCGGGCCAGAACTAAGGGCAAAAATTGAAAATCCCCTTATATTTCATGGGGTTAGCTCCGGCCAAAATGATGAACTTTCGGGTGGATTTAAGGCTAATGGATATGACGCATCAGTGCTGATAGAGACATGTCAAGCCATCATTAGAGCTAACGCCGCCCGGACTCTTGGGCGGCTTTTTTCTTTGGGTCGGCGACTGGCAACTCGACCTCTCCAGTCGCTTGCTGCACAATGGAAAAAGCAGTTTGATTGATGTCTTTACGCTTTATACCCTCAAGCATAGCAAAATCAATGTGTTTTTAGGGGCGCACTTCAAACTGAGACACTACCTCCTGTTGACCTATTAGGGTTTGTCCCAAACAAATATCTTGACAAACGCCAAAAATGGCGATATACTAAACACATCGCAAACAAAACAATAAAAACTCCGGGTAGCGCAAACAACCCGGCTAAGGCGACCAGAGCGACCAGCAGTCTTAGGTGCTAGCGCCGACGTTTTGTAGCGAAAGTTTTTTAACCCAAAGGAGCTAATCATGAAGACAGTACCGGCCTACTTTTTGAACGCAGCAGCCCAGAAAGCTATAAAGCAAGCCCAAGCCAAGCTGACTAAAGACTTGCAACAAAAGCGCCAATTGCGCGCCCAGCAGTGGACAAATATTGCTAAGCAGTCGTATAAATCTGTGGGCGCTTAATCATGAGTGACGCCATCATTTCCCGCGACAAAGAAACTGTCGTAAGCACTGCCGACTCTGTAAGTATCGCCAGCTCTCGCTCCAAGTCAAACGCAACCACCTATGGCAACTACGCAAATGCAGCTACCGCTGGGTATAAGGCAAATGCCACCACCGCCGGGTATCAGGCAAATGCCACCACCGCCGGGCATCAGGCAAATGCCACAACCAGCGGTGACTATGCGGACGCCGCCACCGCTGGAAATTGTGCAAATGCCACCACTGCCGGTGATTATTCAAACGCTACTACTACTGGAAATTGTTCAGATGCCTCCACCGCTGGAATTGAATCAGTTGCTGCGGCGCTGGGTTGGGGCTCTAAAGCAAAAGCGGGTAAAAGTGGCGCAATTGTATTGGTCGGTCGCAGGCGCAACGCCGGAATAATTGTTTCAATATTTGCCTCAAAAGTTGGAGAAAACGGGATTGAGGCTGATAAATGGTATCGGCTTAATGACGAATGTAAACCTATAGAGGTATTAGAATGAGTAACACCACGACTGGCACGCACGCAAATACCACCACGGTTGGGCGCGGTGAAAATTCCGCAACCACAGGCCGGCGTGCAAATACCATCACGGTTGGGCGCGAGTCAAATGCCTTCGCCGCTGGCTGGAGTGCAAATGCCACCACGGTTGGGAGCGGGTCAAATGCCTTCGCCGCTGGCACGTATGCTAATGCCGCAACGACTGGCGACGATGCAAACGCCGCCGCCGCTGGGGATAGGCCAAAAGCCACCACGGTTGGGAGCGGGTCAAATGCCTTCGCCGCTGGCACGTATGCAAAAGCCGCCACCGCTGGCGCGTATGCAAATGCCCTCGCCACTGGCTGGAGTGCAAATGCCGCAACGACTGGCGTTGGGTCAGTTGCCGCCGCACTTGGCCCGGTCTCCAAAGCTAGGGCGGGCGAAGGCGGTGCAATTGTTTTGGTTGGCCGCGATGTGGGTGGCAATATTCTTTCAATCTTTTCCTCAAAAGTTGGAGAAAACGGCATTGAAGCCAATAAGTGGTATCGACTTAATAACGAAGGTCAACCTATAGAGGTCTCAGAATGAGTAACACAACCACTTACAACTGTGAGAATGACGTCATCGCTGGCACGTATGCAAACGCCACCACTACCGGTGACAATGAAAATGCCACTACCGCTGGTGATTATTCAAATGCTACTACTACTGGAAATTGTGCAAATGCCACCACTGCCGGTGACCATGCAAATGCAGCCACCGCTGGCACGTATGCAAATGCCACCACCTATGGCAACTACGCAAATGCAGCTACCGCTGGCGCGTATGCAAATGCCACCACTACCGGTGACAATGAAAATGCAACTACCGCTGGCACGTATGCAAATGCCACCACTACCGGTGACAATGAAAATGCAACTACCGCTGGCTGGCGTGCAACTGCTATCACGGTTGGACGCTGGTCACATGCCGCCGCCGCTGGAAATTGTGCAAATGCCACCACTGCCGGTGACCATGCAAATGCAGCCACCGCTGGCACGTATGCAAATGCTATCACTTATGGCAACTACACAAATGCAGTTACCGCTGGCATGTATGCAAATGCTATCACTTATGGCAACTACACAAATGCAGTTACCGCTGGCACGTATGCAAATGCCTCTACTTCTGGAACTTGCTCAGTTGCCGCCGCACTTGGTCTGGGCTCCCGAGCAAAGGCCGGTGAAGGAGGTGCAATTGTTTTGGTTGGCCGCGATGTTTATGGCAATACTCTCTCAATATTTGCCTCAAAAGTTGGAGAAAACGGCATTGAAGCCAATAAGTGGTATCGACTTAATAACGAAGGTCAACCTATAAAGGTATTAGAATGAGTAACACAACCACTTACAACTGTGAAAATGCAGCTACCGCTGGCACGTATACAAATGCAGCTACCGCCGGGTATAAGTCAAATGCCACCACCACCGGTGACTACGCAAATGCAGCTACCGCCGGGCATAAGTCAAATGCCACCACCACCGGCTACTATGCAAATGCAGCTACCGCTGGCACGTATGCAAATGCCACCACTACCGGTGACTACGCAAATGCAGCCACCGCTGGCTGGCGTGCAACCGCTATCACGGTTGGACGCTCGTCACATGCCGCCGCCGCCGGTGACCATGCGGACGCCACCACCGCTGGCACGTATACAAATGCAGCTACCGCCGGGTATAAGTCAAATGCCACCACCACCGGTGACTACGCAAATGCAGCTACCGCTGGCTGGCGTGCAACCGCCACCACCTATGGCAACTACACAAATGCAGCCGCCGTTGGCATGTATGCAAACGCCTCTACAGCCGGCACTGGGTCAGTTGCTGTCGCCATTGGCCTGGGCTCCAACGCTAGGGCCGGTGAAGGCGGTGCAATTGTATTGGTCGGTGGCAGGCGCAACATCGGAATGATTGTTTCAATATTTGCTTCAAAAGTTGGAGAAAACGGGATTGAAGCAAATAAATGGTATCAACTTGATGACAAAGGTCAACCCATAGAGGTCTCACAATGAGTAACACCATTATTGCCCCAAAACCAAGCCCACAGGAAATGATGACAACTTTAGATGGTTGGCATGCGCATTACTGCGATGACCCACTTTATTACTACATTCAAACAAACTTCGAAGAAATGCGCGACGTTGTTTATGACGCTTATAAAAACGAAAAAGCAGCTAAAGAAGAAGCTGACTGGGCGGCTCGTGAAATGTATAGGAGAGAAGCATGAAACAATGCGAAGAAAAATATTGTGGCAGCTTTGCAGTAAAGATTGATCCAGCCGAAAAACTTTGCGATGTTCATTTTTACAAAGTGCAGCGTGATGAATTTCTGGAAATTTTGAAGACATTGGTTAGTGAATCAGTAGCCCCAAAAGATTACAAAAAAGCGCGATCAGTAATTAAAAAAACCACCAAAGGTGAAGAATGACAACCACAAATTTTCGCCAAACCGATTTAGTTGCCACGCGAGCGGGCCTGCAAATAGGCCGGTGCTACATAAAGCCTGCAATTCCGGTGCACGGCGATGCTGTGCAGATTCAGTCTGCGTTGCTTGCTAAGCGTAATAAGCACGCTGACCAGGCAGTAAATATTGCTCTGGCTCTTGGTGTGATTGTTGTAATTTTATCTATTTGCCTTGGAGCCCCAATATGAAATGTAAAGAATGCACAAATGGTAGATATTGTGTCTGCCAAAGCGGGCCATTTATTCCGTCGGATGCCTGGGTTTCTTTAATGCTTGTCGCTTTTATGTTTGTTTTTGCGTGGAGATTTTTATGAGCCGCTTAAAATGTTTTTATTATTTATATAACCACGGATTCAGCTGGCGCAATGCCTGGAGATTAAGTAAGAATTCCTTTAAAAATTAATTGAAAGAAAAATATGAAAAAATTAATTGAGTTTTGGCAGGTCTATAGGCTGTATCGAACAAAGAACAGCAGGCGTTATGCGGCGCAAACCGCATATGGCATAGCTTTCAAAGGCTTGCCATTTTAAAAGGTTTTTAATTACTAGGAACAGCATGAAACAAATAGCCGCCGCGCTGCTATGCGCAAAAAAAACATTTGGGCCTGCGCTCAAAGAAAAAACAAACCCCGCCTTTAAAAGCAAATATGCCGATCTTGGCTCATGCCTTAATGCGGTTGACAAGCCATGCCTAGACGCTGGAATCATTCTCTATCAGGAGACATTTGAAGACCCTGGCGGCGTGACGATTGAAACGGTGTTTTTACACGAGTCAGGTGAAGTGCTGCGCTGCGGTAAGTTTCATGTACCTGCCAGCAAGCAAGACCCACAGGGTTACGGCTCTGCGCTTACTTATGCACGCCGCTACAGCTTGATGACGGCTTGCGGCATTGCGCCAGAAGACGACGATGGTAACGCTGCGGGGCAGCCGCCGCTACTGCTTTTAAACGCTGCGGAGCAGCCGCCGCTACTGCTTTTAAACGCTGCGCAATGTGCTAATATTACGGCTATGGCTAATGAAGTAGGTGCTAATTTTGAAGCCCTGATGAATTGGGTTAGCAAGGCGGTAGGCACAGATTGCAAAGAATTAACACAAGTGCCAGCAACAGCTTACGAACCAATCATTAAACAACTGAAAAAGAAAAAGGAAGCCAAATGAACAACATCACAATTTGCGGCGCTTTGGGCAAGGATTCCGAGCTGCGCAGCATTCCATCCGGCGAACAGGTTTTATCTTTTAGCGTGGCTGATGGCCAGGGCCGCGACAAGCCAACTGTCTGGTGGGGTTGTCAGCTATGGGGTAAACGCGCCGCATCGCTTCAGCAGTACTTGATTAAAGGCCAGCAAGTGACCGTTATTGGCGCCGTATCAGAACGGGAATGGGTGGATAAGGGCGGCGGTAAACGCAAGTCGCTAGAGGTTCGAGTGAGCGAGGTTGCACTGCAAGGCAAGCCGCAAGGAGAAGCGCCAGCAGCAAGACCAGACGCGCCAAAAGCAGCGGCATCAAAGCCGGCGTCAGGCTTTGACGATATGGGCGAAGACGTGCCTTGGTAGATTATGTCGCGCGACTACGAAAAGAAAAAAGAGGCTATGCGTGCGCGCGCAAAAACACCGCACGCAAAAGTTTGGCATAAGGCCAATCCTGAACGGGCAAAAGCAAACGCCGCAGCTTGGGCAAATAACAACAAAGAGTTGAAAAAAATTTACCGTCACACGCGGCGGCTCCAACACAGACGACAACATCCAACTTTTACGCAAAAAGTGCAACCATCAAAAAACGACTAAAGACCCCATTGAGTTTATGCAGCAAAGAGGATTTTTACTATGAACAATTTATTTGTTTTGTCGAATCAATACTTGGAATTGGCGGGGCGACTTTCCGAGCTAGACCTAGACACGGCCACGATTGAAGACACCATTGAAGCGTCAGGCATTGTTGACGAATTCAAAGACAGGGCGCAGGCGCTTGAATTTGTCGCACGCGGAGCAACCGCCCATGATGGCGCAATTGACGCAGAGATAGCCCGTTTGACAAGCCTAAAGGCACGCCGCGCTGCTGTTGCTGCTGGTGTTCGCAAATATCTACTGGACAACATGCAGCGCACTGGCATTACAAAGATTGAGTGTCCACTGTTTGCTATCAGCATTCAAAACAACCCGGTAGCCGTGGAAGTGTTTGACCAGCTCAGTTTGCCAGCTAGCTACATCCGCACGCCAGAACCTAAGCCGCCCTTGCCGGCGCCTGACAAAGCAGCGATCAAAGCTGCATTGCAGGCCGGAACAGATGTACCAGGCTGCAAGCTTACCCAATCGCAACGGCTGGTAATCAAATGACTAAATCACCAACACGGCTAGCGATTGAAGCGGCGCGTGCTGATTACGCACAAAGCCAAACCGCCACCGAGCGCAGCGCGGCGGTGCATGACTTGACCGGTAAGTTAGGCCAGCTCCTGCAAGAAAACGACGCGACAGTCGAATCACTGCGCTCTGAGCTTGAGGCGGTATGGGCCGCTACAAATGGCCTGCTAGCAGCGCTAGACAAAGCAAACGACGGATTCGATGCCCCTTCTTGGGCTGGGCATGAAAACGGCTCAGGAGAAGAATACGACCAGGCTATAGACATCGCCATTAAAAATGCCCGTGCAGATCTATCCAACACAAAGGACGCAATATGACTGAAATTGAGACAAATGAACAAATGCGTGAGTTTGAGGTATAGCTTACAACTCGCTACGCCGCCACTCCAGTGCAAATTTGCACGATGGTCAAAGATACATTTCTCTGGATGTACGACAAGGGAGTCACCTAGTTGACGACCAGCCGTGATTTACGGTGTGATACCAAAAGGCAAAGGTTTGGTCTTCGGGCTGGAAAACAACTTAACACGACGGATAGACGGCGGCCATTAAGTGTGCATACTGTCTTTTCTGGCGGTGTGGTGGCCTTTTAACATTTTCCGGCGGCTATTTCGTCCGCTGTTGGCAATGAGTAGCTAGGCGTTTGATATTTTAAATGGCCGTATTTTTGGTTAATGTATCTTAGCGATACCGCCATTTCATCAAACGCGCCATCCTGCACGTCGTTAAGCATGAATATTCCGCGCCAGTGCCTATTCCCCTGCGGCCCAAGGTAATCTTCATCGTGCTCATAAGCAGAACCACAAATAATAGACGTTATTATTTTCCCGTCAGCGCGCTTGCTGTAGGCTATTTGCTTGCCTTGTTGATGGCCAGAAAAGCAAGACATATTTGCAACTCTCAATTGAGCGGCTGCACTTGATGCGGGCCTACCCATAACGCCAGTTGCGAAAAAGTGAGAAAAGGCAACGCCTTCAATAATCACCACTTTTAAAAAGTCGTGTACCTCCCAGCCGTATTCTTCAAATGCCAAGTCGTTAACCGACAACACGCCATCAAGCATAGAATCATTATTCACCGCTTTGTTTATCCTGTCCTCATGGTTACCCAAAGTCAGCACCATGAGTGGCTTGTACGGTGCTTTGGCGGTTTTATTGTATGTCTCCATTGGCTCCAAAAACGCCTGCATTGCAAACTGTGCAGCCTCAATGTCACGCCGATACCTTCTACCTTCAAATGACTTTTTTCCTTTGTCGTAACTCGACAAACTAGGCATGTCTGCGAAGTCACCAATGCACACCACAATATCCGGGCGCTTTTCCAGCATGTATTGGCCGTATCTTCGCAAGTATGAAAAATCAACGCCAGGACGGGCCTGAATATCAGGTATTACCATAATGCGCCTGCCTATTTTTTCAAGCTGTGGTTGCGCGTCCTGAGTATTTACTTTGTTAGCCGACGCGGCCTTCTCCTTTAAGCGAGCCATTGCGTGAGCCACGTTTCTTTCTGCAATACCCAGCTTGGCGGCGGCTGCTCTAAACGACCCCGCTTCGTTTACGGCCTGCATTATTTCAAGCTGGCGAACTGTAGCAAACTGCGTTAAGTTTTCGTCAATTGGTTTATGCTGCATGCGAGCCCCTTATTAATAATTTTTCAAGCACATTAATGACCCGGTGCTCCGCGCCTTCAAGCGCAGCAGGCTCCGCGTAAATAAGGTCGTGAAGCAGTACGTGTAGTAGCTCGTGCAGAGCGGTAACCTCAAGACTTTCTGGTGTGACTGATGCGCCGCCAAAGCTAACGCCTATTTGATAGCAAGCCAGCCTTGCGTTTCGGTCAAAAGATATTTCGGCCATGCTTCGTTTGGACCTCCGCCCCGAACGCTCAATACGCCAGTCAGACAGGTTCAGTATTTTTTGCCACTTGACCACGTAGCGGTCAAATTCGGCGCAATGCTCATTCGTTAGATCATTCATTTAGACATACCCTGCCAACATAGCGTTGAAGGCCTATGATCTTTGCTTCCAGTCGGTCAGCCGTTTTCCCCATGCTTGTAAGAGCCGCTCCACAATTTCTGAGTAACTCGAGCTCGAGCCCTCCTCTTCCAACAGCTCCGATGGCGGTGGTGGCATCTTCACTTGCACTGGCGGCAGCTTGGAACTCGCGCAGGCGGTCGTCAGCAATACGGTCGCTATCAGCAAGGCGCTTTTTAAGTTTTTGGTATTCACGCTCTACTCCTAAATTAGCTTCTCGTTTGTTGTCTTCTATTCGCCGTGCGACCTCTACAAGTGCTTCTTTTTCGGCGTCCCACTTGACTTGAATTTCGGCGCGGCCCTTAACAATTCCTACGTGGTGAGTTTTCCAAACTCCAGCCGCAAGCAACGTCAGCACAGCGGCTGCTATTGTAAGCTTTATCCAACTCATTTGTCCTCCTTGGTAAAAGACTGCACGGTTGCGACAATGCAGCAGCCGACAAACACCACCAGGCATACGCCCTGTAAAAAAAACACCAGCGGGCTGAGAAGTAGCTCGCGCATCATTTACGCCCCCCCCATGCACAGCTGAAGTGGTTTGCATCGTTAAAGCGCCCGCCCCATGCAGGGACAACACCAAACGCTCCAGCGCCCTGCTCCCATGCAAGCCCCGCGTATTCATAGTCTTTTGAATTGGAGCTGTAAGCGCCGTTCAAGATCAGCATCTTGTCTCGGGCCAGGCGCTGCGTGTGCAGGCTGGCGGCGATGCCGAACCCCATGCGCGCGTATGTTTTTGCAGTAATCTCTGGCCGGTGCGCTTCACCGTCGGTGAAAGACATGCGGCCCCGCGTGCTAGTAAAAACATAGCCATCATGCCACGCGTGCGCTTGGTTGCACTTGATCTGGTATTGCACCAGCGCGCTTGATTCGGCGGGCGTGTAATCTTGCACCAATGCGCCAGCGGTGACTACAGCGGCCATTGCGGCCCCTGCTATTGTTTTTTGAGCCGTTGTCACAGTTCGCCCCCACCGGTGTCCGGTTCCTGGTCTGGGCGCTGCATTTTGGCGTAAAACTGGCGCTGGAGTTTTAGTTTTTCATAGCCAAAATACCACTTCATAACCAACCCAATTAGGGCGCAAAATACGCCGGTTAGTACACCCCATTCGTTAGCAGTAAGCCCGGAATAAATTGCGCCGGTGCTGCCGCCGTAAGTCATTGCCCCGCTAGCTTTTGAAGCCTGGATAATTTCGTGCTCGTTCATTTAGCTTTGTCCTGCTGCTAGTTTGCGCATTTAGAAGCCTTCAGCTTCCCAGCGGAACGCATTTGCAGCCGCCCCGGTCAAGATGGTTATGGTAGATGTATTCGCCGCGACCGCGTAAGGACCCGGCGTAGTCGTTGGCGTAGCGCGGAAATTTACGCAAGCGCTCGGGAAAGCGGTGGGGAACGTAATCACCCCTGATGAATTGGCCGCAATCGTGCCTGTAACGCCTGACTTCTTGATCCAACCGTTTGAGTCAATTACACTTGTCGTTGTCGCGGTCTTTGTAAACTCTCTGTAGCCAAGCGGCTGGCTATTACTAGACCAAACCAAGTTCGATCCTGTACCGATTACGGGATCAGGCCAGCCGTTTTCCTTGTCATAAAAAATTATAGTGTTGTTCTTTGCGGGGACAACTGCTACCTCCGTCCCCATTGAGTACACACCACCAGGGCCGGGTGATAAGTCTAGAAACAAGTTGCCGCGAGCGGTGCGCTCCGAAACCACGCCCGCGTAAAGGCGGAGGCCATTGGCACTACCCGCACCGCGCGTCAGCCGCACCACGTTAAACACGTTGTTGTCGGCGTTGATAAGCTCCACGCCAGGCCCAGTGGAATATTGGCCGTCTATGAGCTCAAAACTGTTAAGCGAAGCGTTGGCACCAACATCCCCGTCCAGGGTGAGAATACTGCCCGCTTTAACCAGCTGCCTACCAGACACACAGACTTTATTGAATTGAGGGTCACGCGCCTCACCCAGGGTGGTAACAACGCCCATGTACATCCCGGCGTAATTGAATTCTTCAAAGAAGTTATTAAATTCTCCGTGTGAGGCCGACTTAACTACGAGGCCAATAGCACATCCGGCGTTTGCGTTAAAGCGAAAATTTGAGAACACGTTATTCCTCAATGCGCGGTTAGCGGCCACCGACACTGGCGATATGTCTACCATCACACCACCAACAGCACCGACCCACGTCAGCGTGCTTGCGCCCTCCTGCGCTACGAGATCATGGAATCCGCCTTTACCTGCCCCCATGACGCTGACATCAGATCGTTGGATGTACAGTGTTTGGGAGATGAGGTAAGTCCCAGCCGAAACGGCCATGCTGATTGAAGCGTTTAGTGCTGACTGAATGGCAACGGTGTCATCAGCAACTCCGTCGCCTTTGGCGCCGAACTGACGCCAGTCGATCCCTTTTTTCTGAAGCAACTTCCATCGCGCGCCGCCGGCTGCGACGATGACTGTCCCACCGTTGTCAGGGGTGGTAGTGTCAGCAGCGTCATAACAGTACGGCCCGCCGCCGCCATCCAACGCCGCGTAGTAGCCGGTTACAAGCGCGCACTTGGAATCTGTTGTAGGTAGCAGCCGCAACGCCGCAATGCTGTTTACTAATTTCATATTCATTTATCAAATTCCATTTCAATATAAACTAATAATTTAAAGCTGGCTTATGTGTTAAAAAAGTCCAATTGTGTAATTTTGGCTATTTACAAATGTGCTTTGAGCTGGCCACTGCCAAGCACTATAAGTGGCATCTGCGTAGAAAGTTGCAGCTGATGTAAGATATGTTTTCCCATCTATTACTAATTTAGGAAACGCATTAGAGCTTCCAGTTCCAGACAAGACCATAATTATAGAGGCAAGATTTACGTGATTGTACAGGGCTATTATTGTTCTACCAATAAAATTTACATTATTAATGCTACCAATATTAGCTCCTCCGGTTTCGTAACCTATATATTCATCATTAATTATTTGCGCTCGACCAGCGGTCATTGAGCGCCTAGTTTTTCCGTAAAAATTACTTAGTCTAATAACGCCAGTTGGTATTCCAGCCAAGTCTCTGGCTATTGGCGAGCTAATGCTAAAGCCAGACTGGCCAATACCAAGCTCAGTAGCCACGTTATTAAAACTAATTGCACCGGACGCTGGAAGTGTCATGCCGCCTCCAACTTCGACAGCCTCGCCTCTAGACTGACAACCCGCCTTGCAAGTTGTATGCAGGCCACCAACGCAGCATTGCCGTAAGCTACAGACAGTGTTTTATTTTTATCACCCCCAGTTACTACTGCATTTGGCAGTACGCGTTGCAATTCCTGCGCTGACACGCCGGTCTGACTCATGCCGCTATCAATGCGGGTGTAATTGCCGTGCTTAATTTTAGCAAGATTATCTAAAAAGTCAGCGTCTAGCGAAGTCCAGTTTGTTTTTAAACGTTCGTCAGAATTGGCCGTAATGTTTCCAGAACAAGTGTACCCAGTGGCGTCGTATGTATTGGTAGAGGCGGCAAGTATTTGAAAAGTACCCGTTAAATTGGTATTGCTAGTTGCAGTTGTTTGTAGCCTAACGTCAACGCCAGCGCCACCCGTTGCTCGCATATCAATAATGTTGCCAACGGGCGTAAGACCATTTCGAACAAAGGTGTTTAAAGTTGTTGCCGTTGTCGCGTCCGCAGCCGTAATACTCCACGGAGCCATGCTGTTGCCAAGCTCGGTGACTACTCGCCCCCGGTCTGACCCACCAACATCTAAGCGGGAATCACCCGTAACTCCAGACTGGCCCAGCTTTACAGTTACACTGCCCTGACCGATGCCACCGTTTTGCTGCACTGGTGTAAAGCCGAGCGCAGCCTGCTTGCCATCTCGCAACTGCGCAATGAACGCCGCATGAGCGCGGAAATAGTTGTCGGCGGTAATGACTGATTCTGTATCCCCATCAGGCGAATTTGTTGCCGCCGTAGTGGTTAGCTCTGTGATTAATGACGGTACTGGCATTTATTACCTTTTTTAATATGATTGGGTTATGAATTTTACGGACTAGCTATTTATAAAACTTGTTTTTGTTGCGATTGCAGCTTTTTTTACGGAATTTGTGTGGGCTACAAACGTTAGTTAAAAAGGCCCGCCCCTAAAACTGGAGCAGATCGATAAATTAATGGCCTTAATAATTTTTCGTCTAAGCCCAATTCAAGCAACCCGCGAGAAGGTCTGGCAAGTGATTCTTGCACGCCTTTTCTTAGCATCATTGAACGCGCAACTGGTGGCGCAATAAATGGGGCAGCGGCGGCGGCAAGCCCAAAAGGCCCCATCGCGGCCATGCCACCACTACCCATCAAGGCGGATGCAACGGCCTTTAAATTATGCGCGGCGGGGCTCCCCATTTGTTGCGGTGTCTTGGCTATTGTAGGAAATGCGCTAGCAAACTTCGCTGCGGTTGAGATTCCATCCGCTGGGCCTTTCCCAAAAACACCTTTTTCATACATGCGCCCCAATACTCTGGCGTCTACGGTACCAGCCGCGTCGTTAAGTGCGCGTTCAACCGTATATGTTTTTGCAATTTTTGTTCTGGCCGCTTTAAGTTGGGGCAGCAACTCAGGCATCCCGGCATTAAGCGCGTGAGACTCAAGATTAGACTCAAGGCCATCAGCTACGGCTTTTAGTTGCTTTGCTTGAGCCAAGTCATTTGGGCTGGCTGACCGGTTGTAAGCCCTAAACCAGCCCTGAGAATCATTGCGAGCCTGCTTAAGCGCCTCAAGGTCAGCCGCCGCAGAATCTGATAAAGACGCTATTTGAGAATAAGTTTTACCGGCTGTTTTCCTTAAGTCATTTAGGCCGGCCTTAGATATCGCCGCGTCAGGTGATATACCCAATGCCTCCTTTATTAACTTGTCAGTAACTTCAGAGTTCTTGGTTGAAACAATTTGTTGAGTGGCTTGCTTGCCAGAAATTGACTCAATTGCCGCATTCTTAAAGCTAGGATTTAGCATGTTTGGTGGTATAAGATACCCAGCGTCAATAGCGGCTGTAGCAGTTGCCTGCTTTGATGCGTTGACGGGGGCAGACTTTAACGCGGCCCCAATGCGTTGACCGGCCATGCCAGCGCCTTTGGCAACAACTGGTAGCGCACCACCAAGCAAGCCTCCAGTCGCAAAGTCCTCGGGGTTTATAGCCCCAGCCGACGCCGCGCCAGCCACACCGCCGCCAATTGCTCGAGCCGCGAGCCCCGCCTTACCAGTTAAGTTGCCCACGCTCATACCGCTGCTCGATAAGCCCTGCAAAATCGAAGGCATAGCTGAAGCAGCGCCCGGTATACGCCCAATTGCGTTTGCAAGTCCGCCACCAACGCCAGCCGTGCCCGCAACTTCTCCAACTAGCTTGCCAGCTCCATATCCAATGCCGTCAGAATGCACACCAATGCTTTGAAATGCATCATCCATTGCCTGACGCCTATCCGCACGACCAACAAATGAATTTTGCACGCCCATTGCGCGAGCAGCCGCATCAATTGGCGTTAGCAGTGTCGCGCCGATTGACCCGGCCCCACGCAACAAGCCCGCGCCCACATTACCAGCGCCCTGTACAAACTTGTCATTTAGGCTTTTTTCTGGGGCTGATTTTTGTTGCGGCCTAGAGGTTATCGGCTGAGCACCAGCGTCGGCTGGCGGCATAATCGACTGCATAACTGCGTCGTATTCGTCTAATTCCTTTTTTTTGACGCCGGAAACCGAGGCGAAAACCGCGTCGTAATCGCTCATTTTACACCCCAGCGCTTCATAGATGGCATGTTAAAAATAGATGGCGCGCGCTTAGCCCACTCTCTATCAAGTTCCTGTAGATCTCCTTTTTTCTGCGCAATTGGCAGGCCTTGCTGGTAAAAATCCGCTTTTAACTTATCGCGCGCGGCTTTTGCTTCTATGGTGTCAAGAATGAAATTATTGGCCTCTGTGGTGTTTGAAAGTGATGCAAATGTTTTCGCTTGACGCTGCGCATCGCCCTCAGTTTGAGGGCCTTTTTGAGCCGCCAGCCCAACTTGCAGTCGCCCCATGGCGGCATTTTGAAATGCTTGCGTGTTGGTAGCGAACATCTTTGAGTTGCCTGGAGAAACACCCAGCCCGGCCAAAATATTTGCCGCCTGAGCTTTTGTCTCTGTCCCCCAGCCCGTGCCACCCATTTTGTCAATCGAACTACGGGCAATGCGTACGCTATCTAACGTATCGCCTACAGCGCCTAGACTTGCGATTAAAGGCTCATAAGTGTTTTTAATCCACGAATCATTTAGCTTGCTACCCACCTCATTTGAGCGAATTTGAGTGTCTGATGCGGTAGTGGTAAACGGCTGAGACGCTTGAGAATTTTGAACCCCAGTCGGCATTTTCAGCTTACGCATTTCACTTGTAATTGCGCTTACATCAGCCTGCGCACGCGCCACGTCAGCCGGGGCCTTTGCAGACGCGAGCCTAGTGTTGGCCTCACCCAAAGCCTGCACATATATTTGTGGCGCATCGGACTCGCCGGGGCGCGATGCAAGTAACTTTGCGCCTGGGTTTGCCATTGCGAACGCGCCGGGAGACGTGGCATTTTCTGGCAGCGCACCAGTATTGCTGGCGCTATTTTGTTTAAGAATTTCCAGCTTACTAATTGCTCGCATTGCGCCGTCAGGGCCGCGAACTTCACGCAAGTCAAACCCAGCCTTTGAGCGTTCAATCGCCCCCGCTTTTGCCGCTTCAATGCCCGCCTGCGCATTGCCATAATTTGGCAATTCGCCGTACACCCCCTGAGCATTCGGAGCGATACCTTCAGAGACTTTTGGCACAAAAGTTGATTTTCCGGTTACTCGATCTACGTAGGTGCTACCCTGCTGTAACTGCATTGGGTCTTTTGCAAACTTGTAAGCGTCAAGTAAATCAGGGCCGCCCATTGCTTTTAATGCGCCCACCTGGTCAATAGTCATGCTAGACAAGCCACCCCCTTTTGGCTGCATTGTTTGCGGCATAGTGGGCCCCATGCCGTCAGCGCTAGCTGAAAATGCGCCGGGCGATGTTGCGGGCTCTGAGCCGCCGCCAAATATGTTTTTTAGTAACTTTTGTGTTTCGGCTTGCTTGGCCATCGCCGCGTTGCGCTGCTCAACCTGAGAGGCATTTTCCTCCATTTGAGATTGAACGTACTTTTGCTTTTCAGCATCTATTTTAGATTGTGCAATTCTGTCCTGCGCACCACCATAGCCGGACAGGCCAGCCAAACCAGCACGCCCAATATTGTTTACAGGCGTACCACGTTGCGCTCCAGCTAAACCGCCAAAAGTAGCGGCCAGCAATCCCTGTCCTTCAGGCGTTTCTAAAAAGTCGAGTAGACCACCGGCCATTAAGCACCTCCGTACATATTTTGTTGTTGACGCGTTCTCTTTTCGCGCTCGGCCTGCATGCGCTGCATGTCGCCCTGAGCAATCTGCTCATACAGCGAATTTAAAGCGCCGCCACCACCTTGGCCTACGGCAACCGGCTGGCCCTGCACGGGGGCCCGTTCTGGTGTTGCCAGAAGCCCTTGGGCCTTGCCCGCCGCGTCCATTGCTTGGCCTATTGGCTTCATGTACTTTTGCGCTTGCTGCAATTGAGATAATTGACCAGCCGTAGACCCGGCACCAACGGCCCCCGCCCCGCCGCCTGCGCCAGTAAGGGCTCCGCCCAGGGTTGACGCGTCAGTCGCCCCGGTTGTCAAAAAAGCCGCCAGCGGGTCGGCAACTGAGGC